AGTAAACTTTTTCTCATCATAATTCGCAATTATTTCATAAGATTCTTCATATGGTTTTATTCTATTACTTTTTTCAAGATCAACTTGCAAAGGAACTCTAGGTAATTTCTTACCATAGACTTCCCACTCAGCAATAGCACTTGTAAGTTGACACCCATGAAATAATTCATAGTGTTCATACCAATGCCAATATCTCTCATTCCATTCTCTTACCTTCGGTGTATTATGTCTCCATATACAACAGTTGATAGTATGATCAAAGAAGGATGGTTTGAATCCTGTCTTAGCAAGATCTTCACAGAATCTATATAATCTTTCCTCTGGCACAAATCCCCATGTATATAATTTTAATATCTCCCTAAGTAAAGTCCTCTTTGCAGGATGATTCATCAATGTTATTTCATTCTGTTCCAAAAATTCTTTTGAGTTCTTTACAAACTGTTCTGTCATAGTATAACAACCATCTATCCACACATGTGGTTCATCAAACCAAAGATGTGAAAGACATCTAGTATGATATGCATTGAGTACTGGATGATCATACTGACAATCTAATTTTCTAAATTCCCATGGTCCTTTACGTGGTATATCTTTATCATAAAACATCACATACTTGACATCCCCATCATAATAATGATCGGGGATGTTGTCATATGCATTGATGTTAGTGGTAAAGATTATCATTGAATAAGATGTTTACCTTGTTCCTGAATTATTCTTTCGGTGACATTACCTGGTTCACGTAAGAACCAACCAGTTGCAATGTACTTAGATTGTTCTCCTGTAAGAAAGGCACCACGATGCATATGTGTATATGTTGCTGGCCAAAAAACTATTGTTCCCTGTGTAGGTTGGAAAGAACATTTCTGATGTAAGTAATCTGTTGCCCCACCATTCTCATAAGGAATATCATTTAGATATATCATCCAAGTAAGAACTCTATCACGGTATATAAATGACCCATCCTCACAGTGCCAAACATGGTACCCACCACCAGGATCCGTCCTTTGTAACTTACATGTCCATGAAGACATAGGATCAGAAGAATCTATTATTCCAGAATACTCTTTAGCATAAATCTCAAACCCTGCACCCACTACAGCATTTACTTGTGCAGCAATAGAAGCATCACATACTTCAAGATATAATTGATTATCTTTTCTTCCCATCTGCCCATTAGTAAACTGAGTATCACCTACAGCATGAGTCCTTAGATTATAATTTCCTTCACCTAACATATTTTCCTTAGTATATTTCAAACCATAATAATATTCAAAAGCATTTACTAAGACTCTAGAAAACTGATCTGACATAAAATTCGAGATCACACCTATATGATCATTGAATTCCATAACATGTGGTCCTTCTGAAAATAATCTCAGTTCTGGTGATAACTTTGGTGCTTCGTTCATTGTTGTTGTTGTTGGTATGCTGCAGGTGGAATACGACCTACGTATTCATCAAGTTCCATTAGTTGTTCAATCATAATATCCTGACCATTCAGTTTCCAATATTCTTCAAGACCTTCTTTACTATTTTTATGAAAGATGTCTATGTGTTCTTCATGAATAGCAGAACCCATATCTAATCTATAATTGAATATAGGAACGGCATAACCTTTACCACTATCAAGAATAAGATCTTCGGAAACAGCACGAGGTTTAATATTCTGGTCAATCTTCCAGAAGTTTCCTCGTGAATGGAGTTTCAAAATCTTCTCTGCATGATGTCTTGTTATAATATAACATGCTGCAGAGAAATCATTTATAAAACGATGATGTATCTTCATATGGATACCATTAGGATTTATGATAGTAAACTGACACGTATCAAAATTTACTGGCATCTTTTTCCTAATACCTTTCCAAGTAAATGTCCAATGCCTTGCAGGACTAAGATCAATATCATCCTCCATTATCATAACCTCATTGAGGTCTGTCTCCTCAACAAAATATTTTATAGCATTGAGATGTGACATGACACAAGCACACTCACCTGCGTTCATGTTATCTGGAACAGTACCCTTTAGATACTCCTCATATTCAACACCATCAACACCAGATATCCTATGATGATCTTCAATACCCCAATAAGATAACTGATCTTCCATATATTTTTTTCTTTCTGGAACTCTGTCTAGATTGATCCAAAGAACTTTAGGAAGACCTTCTAGTTTATGTACTGCTTTATTTTTGTCCACGTCTTTTTTTCATATAATCAATGTCTTCATAATATGCTTCAATCTTATTCTTCTCCCAGTACTGCATCTTCTCCCACTCTTTACGATTGTCCTCTATGTGTGGGTTGGTAAACCAGGAGTTCTGTGTTCTACTATGTTCCAAATGGAAGATAAAGTTATTCAATCGTATGACATTAGAACAATTATTAAATCTATGATACCTTTCATCATCCTCATACCCATATGAAATAAAGTTTTCATTCTCCATACCTAATCTCTTATACTCTTCAGTATTAAAGAACTGACAGAACCCAAACTTAGCATCCCACTTCCTCATGTGACCTTCAAATATTTTAAAGTTGAAGTTTGTGTTTATAAAATCACTAACTAAATTATCATTTGCATTGACTTGCCACTGGAACATACCCATTCCATATGGATATACAACCTTCACAGGTTCTGGTATTGTATCTTCAGATGCATTTGGTGGTAGATATCCTTCAACAAGATACTTACATGCTAGAAAATGAGACTCATGTGGTAAAAGAATATCGCAATCATGGTTACAAACAATTGGTGTGTCCACCATCTCAACCATATCATTGATCAACCGTGTTCTATGAAAAATAAACTCATCAGTTTCCTCAAAAATATGATCTAAATTTTCATACTCTTGTTTATAAAGTACAGTTTCTAACTGAGGTCTTACTGAACTATTAAATATAGATTCTTTATCAAACTCCTTGACGATAACCCTAGCATTAAAATTCTTCAGAAGATATGTTAATGTAGTAATAACATTTCTCATTCTATCTGCACTCTCAATCCTCAATGGGATGACATAAGTACATGCATTTTTTAGATCCACTTTATCATAGTCCTCCAATCGTTTTTCTTTTGGATCTTCCCAAATTTCTTGTGTCATTAGATTACCTCCCAATTGGTACAGTATAGGTCAGATGTATCGTGGTCTTTGGTGTATCCAGTACCAAACCACTTCTTAGGTGCGATGATTCTCTTGTCTGGATTAGTTGATAACCAAGAACCCCACCAAGAGAAAGAGGAGTTGGCAATGATAAAATCAGAACACATAGACATCATACACAGGTCTGCAAGATTGTCACCACCTTCTGAGATAAGGAACCTATCATCAGGGAACTCAGTACCACACCATTCAGGATCGTCAGAAAAAACAACCACTGTACGATTGTTATCAAACTTTGACAGTGCAGTATCATAATATTCTTTAGGACAAGGTGGATGGTTATCACAGTTCTGTATATAGTCACCTCTACGAACATGCAATCCAATAGGATCTTTCAATGTATTCATCATCTCCTCACATGGTTTATAGATATCATTCTTGAATCTAAAATCTTCTCTTATTTCTTTTTCTATATGATCAAAATACTTTGTACTCTGCAAGTATGCATAGACATTATGTCCATCAGGCATATTATCAAATAAATTCTGGTCAAAATGAAAGTGTGCTTCCTGAACATAAGGACCAGGAACCTCATTAATATTAGTAAGACCTGTTAATTTGAATGCTTCAAACAATTGATGGTCGTTCCATTCGTCTTTGAAATCGCTAGGTGGTATAGCAAATTCAAAACCACGATGAGCAGCAATGCCTCGTAGTCCTGCATACTGGAACATCTGGTTACCCAGTCTTCCATGTCTTCCTAGATGGTTGAATCCTATAGTCATGATGAATGTTTCTTCTTCAAGTATTCAATCTCCTTTGGTAGGAGGTGTTCGTTTGATCTTTGTGTTTGATTAGGATGCTCACGATTTGATATGTGATAATCCATTAGTACCAATGGGTCTCCATGATATTTATAGAGTCTGTAATACATATCACAATCCATAAGCATAGTCAAATCTTCATCAAAATACTCATCAAGATCTCCTTCCAACGCTAGTATAGAAGGAGAACTAAGAGTATTAATTCCCT